CGTTTGTGCTTAGTGGATTGTACGCACTGTCGATAACATTGGTACCTCCACGTGTTTTTGAAGGAATACGTCTTTGGTGTATTTCTGTTTTTACACGTTCAACAAACTGCATTGCAAGGTGACTTGGCATGTTACCTACATCAACATAAAATACTCTACGTTCTGGAGCTCGCTGTACACGATAGATAATAATTGCGTCTTCTAATAGTTCTTTTTGTTTATATACTTTAAATATTTGTTCTAGTAAACTGTTTCCAAAAGGATAGTTGTTATCTAGTCCTTCTGATAGGCTAAGATGGAACATGTGTTCTGCGTTAACTGCTACTTCACCATCTTCTATAGTAAATCTTGAGCCTGCTTGATTAGGATAGTTACCTACCATTCCTCTAACACCACCTTGATAATATCCGCTTCCGCCACCTGTAATATTACCGTTTGTTTGGTGTGGTTTTGTTGCTACTAAATCTCTAAAATTAAACTGCACGTCTTTGACAACATACTGCTCAGGAGTCTTACCTTCCGATTCATTAACAATAATTCTGTTTACCTTAGCAGGATCAACGTGATATAGTTTTTTTGTTTCTGGATCTCTTAGGAAAAATCCGTCTCCGTATTTGAATACATTACGGAATATTCTAAACATTCTGTTTTCAAAGTTATTGATTTTATACCATTGTTTGAGATACTGTCCTAGTATCTGTACTTCTGAATTTGTAGCATCTTTGTAGAATTTGAGATCAAAATGTGTATCGTTCTTTTTGTTTTTCTGTGTGCAAAATTCAGCAAGAATATCCAATGCGGCATTTACTTCTGAATCTAAATCCATAGTATTGTATTGCCCATATCGTTCTACGCGATTAGGGGTACCTACATATACATCTGGCAAATAACTTGAATAGTTTGAACGAGCTGGTCCAGGCTGTGTTGCACTATTTCTGCCATTGATAGGCGAATAACTGCCTGATGTATTATCACCTGTTGGTACAGGTGTAAAATATTTTTTCCAACTCATTTTATATTCCTACACTGCTCATTACGTTACCATCTAAACCTTTTGTAGCTTTTAACTGTCTACTGGCAACATCAAGCGTTCTTCTATTTATTTCAACTAATTGTAACATGGTTTGGTTCAGATTGTCAAGAGAATCTTCAGAAGTTTCGCCCATTTTGCTTGTAGCAGGGGAAGATGTCATTGCAGATGCTACTTCTTGACCCATTGTGCTAGGATCAAACTTGTTCCCCATGGTTGCCATAGCATTTTGAACGTCTTTTAATCCATTTGGAAATGCACTTAATAGTTGACCTTGAACACTGTCTTTAGGAACAATAGCTTCCAGGCCGTGTGCAAGAACTGCTGTGCCCTTGCCAAAATTTTGGAATCCGCCGGTACCTTCATCGTAACCAGCTATGCCTTTCATCCAATTCCATATTCTTCCTAGATATCCGCCACTTGATCCTTCTTCTAAATTACCTGATTGTTCTTGCTGTTGAAAGTTTGCAGCATCTGCATCAGAAAGTGCTTTTTCTATTTTGGGTGTTACTAACAACGAACCTTCTTTTAAAACTCCTGCTGCTTCTAATTGTTTTCTAATGCCTTCTTTTTCTTCTTGACTAGTTCCTGGAGCGTCTAGTTTTTTCAACATATCAACTGTTTCTTGAGTAACTAGTCCTTGTTCTTTTAGGAATGGCAATAGAGCTTCCATTTTATTTGCAATACCTGTTAAATCTTCGCTAGGAATAACTCCCATAAGATCTCCTACAAATCCGTCAATTTCTTCTTGGGTGAATTTACCCGAATCTTTTATAGAATCGAATACTTTTAACAATGCTTGATTGCTTTGGATTTGTTTTCCTAATTCTTCATTAATAGTAGATACGCTGTTTGCAATAGTTTTTTGACCTTGGTTAGTTGCTATCAATGCATCTTGTCCTACAGCTTTTCCTTGTATTTCTGTTTCAGTTTGTTCTTTTAATCTTTTTAGATTATCTACAAATGCTTCTCTAAATGTGACTTCTTGACCGGTACTGTCTTTAATTTTTTTCATATGTGCAGCAGTTGCATCAATCAAAGGCGCCATTTCTTCTAATAGGTCTGCTTGTCCTTGTGCAATATCACTTGCTTGGGCCAGTGTTGCTAACATAAGTCCTTGCTCACTATCTGCAAATTTTGCAGTTGCCGCGGCCGCTTCAGCAGCATATTTTTTTGCAGCTTCTACATCGCCTGCTTTGTTTGCTTCTGCAGCTTTTTGTAAAAGTGCATAGGCTTCTTGGTTAGTAGCAGCAAAGTTTTTGGTTGCTTCACTCATTGGTGCACCTGTTTGTAACAGATCGTCCATTAAGTCTCCAACTACTTTAGGTGATTTTGCTAGTTCTGCTTGTGCGCCTGCATATGCTTCTTGTGCATTTTCAACACCTTGTTTTTCTAACAAACGCAGTCTTGCTTGTGTTGCACCGTCACGTTGTCGTTCAATCAATTGATCCTGCATTTGTTTTGCGTCTTTACCAGTTAATTTTGCAACTATTTGCAAATTCTTTGCCATTTCTTGAGCTGCTGCAACTTGTTCCATTTCTGTCATACCTGTAATCATTGCTTGACGTCTTGTAAGTTCGGTATTTTTAATAACAAATTCGTTGGCTTCTTCAATGCTCATACCCATGTTCATGAAACCGTCAATCAACGGCGCTGGTCCACTAAACATTGCTTCACTCATGGCTGCAAATTTCCTAGCACCATCTGTAACACTGCCGCCTAACCCTGTGAGTTGCTGTGCATTGTTTGCTACCATATTTGCAAAAGCATCGAGAGGCATTCTTGTGCGAGCAGCCTGTGTTCTTAGATCTCCTAGATTACCGTTTAGGCCTGCACCTACTTTTGAAAGAGCTTGGAAAACGCCTTGTGTGTCCTCTACATATCCAGCAATGCCGCCTATGCCTTTACCAAAGTTTTTGAGCGTGTCGGTAGGTAAAAGAGTAGCAAATGCGCCTGTTACCTCAGATATTCTGCCTCCGCCTTTTTGCAGAACTCCTGCAAATCCTTCTACAGATTTGTTTAATTGTATATTGGCACCACCAGATCCCCCGCCGCCACTACCAGTAGATGGTGAAGATTGTGTTTGAATTTTTGCTGCCTTTTCAAAGCCAGCAGTAATCGCATTAACGATAGCGTTTTTATCTTCTTGTTCAAGAGCCATAAAGTAAAATCCAGTTCTATTAGCATTATAAATAATGCTGTATAACTATTTATGCAAGGATAAACATGTCAGATTTTTTACAAAAATACAAAAGACAACCAAAAATATACATAGATCTACCAAGTCACGGCAAATTCTATAATGCAGATATCATCCAAGATGAGCAGTATTCGCAAATTGCTGTGTTTGGCATGACTACTATGGACGAAATAATGGTTAAAACACCTGATGCACTTTTTACAGGAGAAGCAACTGCAAGTATTATTAAAAGTTGTATTCCTGCAATTATTGATCCTTGGAAACTAGTAGGCTATGACATAGACTATGTGCTTTTAGCAATCAGAGTTGCTACATATGGCGAAACTATGAATGTAGGTAGCTCATGTCCTAATTGTAGGCAACCAAATGAAAGTCAACTAGATCTGCAGCATTTAATGGGTCATTTTGTAGATTATCCTGTAACAGGACAATTTACTATTGGTGATTTGACTGTGCATGTTAATCCAATAGACTATGCTACAAATACAGAATTTAGTAGAGAACACTATACACTACAAAGACAAATATCTCAAATTGAGACACAATCTATTTCAAGAATGGAAAAAGACAAACAACTAAATGATCTTATGGCACAGATGACAAATCTAAATCTAAGATTAGCAGTTAGTTACATTGATAAAATTACTGACAACAAAGATGAAGAATCTGACAAAAGTGTTATTTTAGATTTTATCAAAGATCATGATGCAGAGTTTTACAACAAACTCAAAGAAAGCATCAAAGGTATCACAGACGTTTGGGATATTCCACGCTTCGAAGCAACTTGTATAAACGAAGAATGCAACAAGACGTATCGCTCCAAAATAAACATGGACTACGCAAGTTTTTTCGGAACCAGGTCCTTGGACTCTCGCAATCTGATATTATAGAGCTAGATAAAAAGTTTCAAAACGAAATCAAACAATTAAAATACGACACTTATAAAATAGGTTGGTATATGCGTGGAAGCATGACCTATCACGATCTAATGCATACTATTAGTGCTGATGACAGAGAAATCTTTGGTAAAATTATCAAAGAAAATATTGAAACAGTCGAAAAGACTAAACTTCCCCTGCTTTAACTTTTTTCTTAGTTGCTAGATAGATCTTTTTCATTTTAGGATCATCACTGATTAGTTGTTTTAGTCCTTGTCTAGCATCTTTTTTAGCATCAATTTTCAACGACTTACTAAGTTTATCAGCGTCTGCGTCTGCTGTTTCTAGATAAATGCTTTCCTTAGGACAATTTGGAAATGAAAAGGCTCTGATTACTCTGGGTTCTAGTATTCCTCCTAGCACCCATTCTGAAATACCATCTACAAATTTTGTATTTGCAAGTGCTTTACCTAGCATGTAAGCTGCAACTGGAACTGCTACCCAAGCAACGGCTCTTGCTATCCAACCTGCTGGTCCTAGCAACATCAATAGATTGCTAAGTGTTTTTACTGCTTTTGCTCCTGCAGCTACCATTGCTCCAAGACCAATTAGTTCACCTGTGAGTACTTTGCGGATTTTTACAGTGTATGCTCTAACAGTAGCGTCATTGATATTACAGCCTGATTTTTCATATGCATCTGCCCAACCGTCAAGTTCGGACATTAATTCTTCTACAGCAATCAAACCAAACAGTAATGCACCCCATGCTGTTTTAGTTGCCATTCCGATTACATGAGCTCCAAATTTTCCAGCTTTTTGAGCAACTTTCTTAGCAGGACTGCTTTTATCAGGTGCTTTTAATTTTTGTAGATCTAGTTCTTTTGTGTTAAGTTTAAAATCTTTTACGCTTTGAGCTGCAGCTTTTTCAAATTCAGGTGTGCCTAGTCCTAGTTTTCCTGCTTGACGATTTAGTTTAATTGATGCCATACGGGCGTCTAACTTGCTGTTGAGTGTGCCGTATACTTTGTTATTCTTGTCTATGACAGCAAATCCCCCACCTTCAACAGGAGTTACTGAGAAAAGTTTAGGTGCTTTACCACTGCCGCCAGGCAAAGGTAGTTCTAGTTGCTGCCCTGTACTACCAGGAAACAAAGGTGGTGCTTCGGTAATTTGTCGTATACGCATGGTTAATCCTAAATTATTAAGTATTATTATTTATCTAGGTACAAGAGATAGTAAATAATCTACTATGGATAGTGAAATAGATGATCCACATGATGATTGTTGCCATTGGATAGGACACATATAATATGTATAGCCATTGGCACATCGTAGACGCAAGAACCAAAGAGGTTGTAGTTGAAAAACTGCTTGACATATATCAAGCCAACGAAACCTTACAGATTTTAAAAGACCAAAACCCAAACACGGAATATGAAATAGTTGAAACACAACATTCTACAGTTAAACCAGGTTTTGGTCGTGATCCTGATTTACATTGATTGTAGTAGTAAAGAAATGAGCTAAAGCTCATTTGTGTTTCGCTTGCGCTCACACTTTATTATTTGATATGATTAAGTGCGAAGCACTAATGCTTCATGTAGATTGTTTCAGTCAGACGGAACCTACACAGCGGTTCCATCATCTCGAAAACTTCATGTGAGTTCGTCACAGCCGAGACCGGAAGTAGGTGTTTGACTTTGCTACTGGGCTCTGACCTTTCCCAACCTACGTCGACATCACGCAAAATGCGCTATCCCCCGCTTCGTTCCTAGTGCTAAGGGGTTTTTGTAGCATACAGCCTGTTGAACATCTCCACACCCATCGGCGGTCTTTCACGCAGAATCTTGGAGGATCGAGCAACCTCGATCAAACAGCGTTCTTGTTTGCCTTTAAATATTCTGTAAGTACTTTAGAACTTCCGACACGTACATTAATAATTCCGTTGTAATACTCATCTGTTTCTAATACTCTTCGGTCGAATTGTTCCTTTGCCTCTAAATAGCTTAGTACGCCTCTGCTGGGACAATAGTGCAGTATTTCTCTTGTGAACTTGTCTGGGCCTAATCGCTTGACGTCTGCTATCAAATGATCTGAAGATCCCCAATAGTCTCTCCAGTCTGATTCTTTAGTTCCACGTCTTTTGTTTTTTTTGCCTTTGAGTGGTGGCTTAGTAGTTTTAAATTTGGCTAGTTTTTTGCCTATGTATTTGCGATTATTGGTAGTGTTGGTTATCAAGTAGACAAAGCCTTCAACTCCTTGAGGAATTTCTTCAACTGTTGCTCCTTGATAAGTCCATTGCATATGGATACTTACCCGTGCCTATTCGATGCCTTGGTCTTTTTTGGTTTTGTGCTTTTCGTGTATTTCTATAGAGCGTAATCTTGCCAATCTGCGTATCTCACGTAGCCATCTACGAGCGGCTGCATGTGTACGCACACTGTTTCGTGCTTCAAATTTTTCGTTTTGTTTGAAGTACTCCATGTATGCTTTGGTCAATTTATCATGTGTATCATCTTCTATCATGGTTTAATAATTTTTAAACTGTAATTTCCGTTATTAATATACTCTGGCAAGAAGTTCATAGAAATACTAATTCTATCATCTCCCTCATTTTTATCAAATCCGTGCTGTAAGTAAGAAGGCCAAACTAACAAATCTCCTTCTTTTATATCTGTAAAAGAAAATCCCATTGTGTTATATTCATTTATTTCATTAGGTAATGAATATAGGTACGGCATCTTAGTTTCGCCTTCTTTGTTATTGTAAAAACAAATCGAACTATGTATATTCTTATTGTAACACAAATAATATGTTGCACTTAAATAAGAATTTCCATGATTATGTATTTTTTGTGAAAATCCTTTATGTGTTTTGTTTATCCATGCACCTGCAACAATCATATTTGTGGTTATATTCAAAACTTCTTTAGCATACCGGTTTACCATTGCTAAAACAAAATTTTTAAGTTCAATAAGTTCTCGTTGATCAAAAGCATTTAGTTTTGTGTCAAAATAATGAATACCATTTTCAAATTCAAATTTATCTGTAGTAGAATCTAACAAAGGTAAAATTTGAGATTTAGTTCTATCATTTTCGTTGTACCAATATTTTCCTATTGTTGTTGGAAAAATTTTATAGTATTCGTTGCTCATTTTAACTCCAAAATTTTACTTTTTTGCTTCGTATAAGTTTTTTAATAATTGAAAAATCGGAATAAACACTAAACCAATAATACAACCAAATGCTGTACCAAAAGCAAGATCCCAACTAGCAGTACCTGCTCCTCCCATAAAATCGCTAACAGCATTTCCTATACCAGCACCTATAACAGTACCTATACCTTGCTGAAACGGCTTAGGAAGATATTTTTCAACACTTAGTCCAGTCATAGCACCTAGTATCATTACTGCGTTGTCTATTATTCCAAAAATTATAAAATCAATCACTTTTTTCCTTACTCGACAATTTCAATGTCGTTTGCATAACTTGTATAACCGTTTTCTTTTACAACTTTGAGCACATGATTAACGCGGCCTACAAGTTCATCCTTGTGTGAAATCAAGAATACATTTTTGTGTCGTTCTCTGCCCATTTTCTTAAGTATGCCCAGCGAATTTTCAACGCCTGCTGTGTCCATACCTGAATCAATCAACTCATCAATAAACAACAAGTTGATATTTTGATATAAACTTTCCCAAACATCACGGAATGCAAAGCTCATACCAAGAATTAATCTATTACGTTCACCTCTTGACAAATTATCAAAATCAAGATCCTGTCCAAGTTGTGTAATTTCAACTGACAGGTCATTTTGGAAAACCACTTGATGTGGCAATCCTAGTTTTACTATATAATAAGTAAGACGATTGTTTAAATATGCCAAGTTCTGTTCAATAATCTTCTTACGAATAAATGAATCTTTGTTTGTAAGCAGTTTATGTAAAAACTCTTGATGTTCTTTGAAGTTGTCAAGGTCATTTACAGGAGTCCAATCAATTTCTTGAATAGCAGTCTGCTCTAATTCTTTAATCTGTGCATCATATGGATCTTGTTCAGCACGTTTATTCTCTAAACTCTGTTTCAAACTGTCAACATTGTTGCGATGCTCATATGCTTCTTTAGCAGTTTCATAGAATGTGTCAGGACGTCCATTGATATCACCAATTTCTTCAAGACCGTCTACTACTTCTTTGAGTTTGTCTGACACTTCTTTGTGATATGCTTGTGCATCTGTTAATTCTTTTGCTTTGCGGTCTTCAAGTTCTGCTTTTTTGTCGTCATGTAGTGCTTGACCGCAGGTATAACAAGTAGCATCTTCAAGATTTGCGATGTCTTGTTCTGCTTTTTCTACACTCTTGTTGGCACGTAGTAATGCACTCTCAAGTGTGCTTTTTTCTTTGTTAAGAGCTACGATTGCATTGTTTAGTTCAGTCCAATTTTGCAGTTTTTCGTGGTTATCAAGCTCTGAATCAATATCTAAATGTTCTAATTCGTTGATGTTACGTTGTAGTCTTTCAACATCTTGCTGTTGTTTGCTTAACCAAGCTCTCTGTGTGTTGCGTAGGCTTTCAACGGTGTCTTGTATCTTTTCATTTGCACTTTGTATACCCTGTATCTTAGCATTTTCTTCTGTGATTGCTTCACGAGTAAGACGCATTTGTTCTTTGAGCATTTCTGCCTTTTCAGATAGTATAGTAATACCTAATAATTGTTCAATGATAGCACGTTGATCATTCTGTTTCATGCTCAAGAACGGTTCAGAGTAGGTGTTTAGTGCAACAACATGTTTGAACATGTCATGACTCATGTTTAATAGTTCGCTGATTGACTCTTGAGTCTTGCGACTGTCGCCTTGGCTTAGATCATCTAATTCTTGTTCTTGATCATTTACAAAAAACTTGAGTACATTAGGTGAACGTCCACGTTCAATACGATAGTCAATACCATCTTTTTCAAAATGTAGTGTAACCAACATGCCTTTGCCGTTGGTCTTGTTGATTAGATTATTACGTTTAATATTGGTAAGGGCAACACCATACAGAGCATAACTGAGGGCGTTTATGATTGTGGTTTTGCCCGTACCATTTCTTGATCCTGCGTCATCGCCACCTTGATCAAGGTTTTCACCAAGTACAAGTGTTAGTTGTTCCTTGTTGAAATCAACAGCCTGGGTTTGATTGCCCACGCTCATAAAGTTTTTTACGGTTAGATCTTTAATTCTTATCATTTATAGCTCGTTGTAGATGTCTAATAGCATCTTTTTGTTGAATTGTTCTGACTCAATTGCTGATATTTCTCCACTTACAATTTGATCTACACTTTCAAACTGTTGAATATCGACATCTGTTGTAATTTCTTCCATTTGTTTTTGTGGAATAAGACTAATTTCTCTACACTTGTATTGATTGACAAATGTTTCTTTGATAAACGTAGCCTCTTCAAATGAAATAGGCACGTCAATAGTAACACGTAGATACATTTTAGGTTTAATGATGTTGTCTGTGTCTTCTAACAGTTGTTTTAGTCCAATCGTTCTGTACTTAGGACAATCTTCCCAACTTAAATATTCTGGTTCCTTGTCATTTTCCTTGTCAAGGATCATCATGCCACGTTCATCATCCCATGCATCTGCATAGTTGTGCGGAAATGCATTGCCAATATAGTGTATGGCACCTTGCTTTTGACGTTTGTGAAAGTGTCCTGAGAATACGTATTCTTGATTTTTAAAATGTTCTGCTTTGAGTTCACCGTGATCTGGCATCTGTACCATTGCGTTCATGTAGAAACTTG